TTAAATTACTACTAAAAGAAAATTTACCTTCTCTTTCATTTATAGTAAACCAACCATTTTTTTGGCTAGTTAATGGATCTAATCCATATCTTTGTCCATATGCTAATTTTGCCCAATTCCAGTTATATACACCAGCGTTTTGTAAATTAATATTATAATTACCGCTTAATTGATAATCTGCTGCGTTTCTCCATCTTTCATCAGTTAATGATGCTGTTTCTATATTCTCACCGTTAGTATCTTGTATAAATTGACCATCACCATCTTGTTCTGGAACTGTATATGGATTACTTGTTAATGTTGTAGGATATATAATATGTTTAACACCTAAATCATCAATCCAAGATAATTGTACATAGTTAACATAATCTTGTGGTATTGGCAATGATAAGCTTGGCGGTATAGTTACTTCTTGTGATTTAATACTTTTTAAAGTATCATATGAAAACTCTTGTAATCCACGTTTAGCATGAAATAGTACATCTGTTCTTTTAGCACTAGACACTAATTTACCATGACCAACATATCCAACTAGAAAGTTATCTATAATATCATTTAGTGTTAAATAAGCATAACTACCATAATTATTCCATATAGATGTAACATTAAGCTTTATAATAATAATAAAACCGTTACCTGGAGCTGGATTAATAACTACTGTTTGTGGATTAGTTACTGATGTAACAGGAGTTACTGCAACTCCATTTACAGTTACAGTAAAATTTTGAGTAACAGGATCAGTACTTAGTGGTGTGTTAAAAGTTGTAGGAAATTCTGTAGTAACACCATCACCTACAAAACTATGTTGCCCTGCGTAATATTCTTCGTTAGTTTCTGTTATAAGTGACATATATTAGCTTTTTTGATTTACCTCATCTTGTTGCACCATTGAAGCTGCTGTTTGTACTATTTGTGGATCTCTTATTATTACTCCAGCATACATAAGTATATTTAATATAACTTCTGTTTGTTCTATAGCATCTAACTCAAAATCTGTTGATGCGGCAGCTGAATATATATACTGGCCTAAGCTACCAGGTGTAAAACCCCAAACAACATCGCTTGGTTTTTTAATATAATATGCTATTACTTTACCTTGTATTGTATCTGGATATACATAAAATAAATTGTCTTCTTCTTTATACACAGGCCATTGCTCTGTTGGAGCAGTTAGTTTAGATCTTTGTGCTAAGTTATATTCTTTTTGTGTAAGTCGTTGTATTTCTACAGGAAGTGAACCATTAGGTCCATATTCTAATGTACCTATTCTATGTATTGCAGGATTTGCAGCAGACATAGAAAAACTACCAGCGGCGTATGTAAGTTGATTTCTTTCTTGAAATATAGATATTTTTTCTTCTGTAGTTTTTATTCTATCAGCATACTCAGAATCCATCTGAGCCACTTGTAATGGCACACGTAATTGTTGGTTTAAATCTTCAAAATATTTTTCAAACATTTCAAGTTGTACTTGTGTACCTACTTTGTTGAACTCATCAGGTGTCATATAACCTCTTTGTTCTTTATTCAATATAGATAACACTGTAGTATATACTGTATTTACGTTTATTGCCATTTTAATATTTTTAAAAAAAAAGGGTGGCAGAATACCACCCTTACTTATAGTTACTTGTTATTTAAGTTTTTTCTCTATTGATTTGTAAACTTCAAGCCCTTCATCTGTTTTAAACCATGCAGCCATAGCTGAATATGGATTTTCATCAAATGGAACATTCATTAGTTTACGACCATTACTAGCCCATTTAAATGTTCTTTGATCATCTGCTAAAAGTATAATTCTAGCTTCAGTAGCTCTTATAGCAAAGTTTCTAAGAACTACATTTTCATCTTGAGCAAGATCTAAAAATAGTTTAGGGTTATTTTTTGCAAATAATAATCCATCTCTTTTTAATTCTTTACTAGATAGTTTATTTACACTAGTTCCTACTTCAACTCTTAATATAGCTTCTAATTGATCTATATCCATATGAGTTGCTACATTCATAGCCTCTAACTCCATCTCTAATAAATCATACTGATCTTCAGCTTCTACTATACGATCAAATTCAGCAAATAATACACCATTATGCGGGTGTTTAGCTAAAAATTCTTGTAAATTTCTTTTTTCTTTTTTAACAAACAAATGCCCTTCATCAAATACAATATGAGCTAAAGTCGCAGCTCCTTTTTGTTCATCAACAAATATTGATTTTTGATTAGTTGCATATCTAAGCTCTCTTTCATAACCTTTATCTGGATCAAACCAAACGCAAGGATATCTTCTTGAGTGTTTAGACATTATTGTGTATGTTAAAGGAGTTTGATTATTTAATAAATAATAACTTCTATCTTTATACTCCCAAGTATCTACTTTTTTAGTAGACTTTTTTTCTTTTATTTCTTCCATAATATAATATAATATAATAATTAAAAAAGACCCCGCCGAAGCGGGATCTTATTATAAGCATGTTATGCTAATTCAGCACTATGCTTGATAACTAAAGTAGGAACAGAATCTGCTAAAATAGCACCTGTTGCTGTTACTTTTACACCAAGCTTTGGAGCTTCAATCATACTTCCTGTAGCACCAGATAGATTAGCAATAGCTTTAAGCCATGCAGCTTCTACCTCTGCTTCAGTAGACGTATATTCATTACTCGCGCCAGGAGCAGCATAAGTTATAGCAGCTTTTAATAGCGCAGACTTAGAGCCTGAACCATCAGCCATAGCAACTAATACACCGTAAGATATATCTATCGTTATAACTTCTGTAGCGCCAGAACCAGTTGATGCAGAAACTACATCTACAACGTTGTCACAGCTAACTACTTTTCCAGTTGCTGCGTTTGACATTTTTAATAAACCCATAATTTCTATATTTTAAAATGTTAATAATTATTAAGCTCCTTTGAATAACACGAAGTTATTAGCAGCTTGAGTTACTAAACATCTTTCAGTCAAGAAATTAACTCTCATAGTGTCAAGATCAGAAGTATAAGCACCTCCAACAGAACCAGTGATCCAAGATTTAAATCTTCTATCTTCTGTTTCTGAAGCTCTATATCTTACGTGCAAAAATGGACGTCTGATATTAGCACCTAACATTTGATCGTATACTGTAGAAGTTCCAGCAGGAACAAGTACACCATCAATCTCCTTATCTAATCCTCTAGTTGTAGCATCATTTAGATATTTCCAATCAGTTTTGTAGAAGTCATAAGAACCTCTTCTAAAACCAGAAAATCCAAAGTTTAATGCCATGTCAGCTTCGTTGTCAAAAAGACCATAAGAAGCAGCAGCTGTAGAAGCATAAGCTCCATTCATTGCAGCAATCATATCGTCAAAGTCTAACGCAGTAGATCTTGATAAGAATAACATGTTTTCTTCAATAGCACCTTGCTTGTCTAAGTTTTTAAGGATTTCATCGAAATCACCTAAAGCACCAGAACCAGGAGCAGCAGCTCCAGCAAAACCAGAGTATACATTACCTCTTGCTTCGATAGCAGCAAATAAACCTTGTGAACCTTTAATGTTTTGAGAAGCACCAGCTGGAGCAAACTGAGCACCAAAAGCTGCAGTACTAGCCATTAATTTAGATTCAACCATTGCCATTTCCATGTAATCTTCAAATCTTAATCTTGTTTCAGATTCAGATTTTAAATACCACATAAATCCAGATGTTCCATCTTCAGTAGCAACTTCGATCCATCCTATTTGAGCAACATCAGAACCACTTAACTCATAATTATCTTTCATAATAATTGGTGAGTTGTTAAAAGTAGATAATTTTGGCTCAATAGCACCAGTCATTCCATTACTTCCTTTTGGAAATTCAGAACCATATACAAATAAGCTACTAGTAGCAGCACCTGTAATTAAAGAACCAGGTAATGCAGTTCCTTCGTAGCTAGTACAAGTAAGACTATTAGATGTTGCACCAGTTACGGCAATTACTAAAAGTTTAGCAGTTACTAAACCAGTAGCATTGTCAGATACTAAAATAGTATTACCAACTCTTACAGCACCAGTATCTTGACCAGCAGGTAAAGTAATAGTAACTGTATAATTTGGATCAGCACCGTTAACAGCAATTTGTACTGTATCATAAGCAATGTGTAATCTATTTTGTTCAGACCAAATAACTTGATCAGATGTCATTGGCATTTCAGCGCCAACCATTCTCAAGAAACCAGATAAAGTTCTGTTTCCGTATCTTTCTACCTCTTGCTCATAAAGCTCAGGTAGATATTGTTGTGCCCATTGTCCGTTAGCTAAATTGTTAAAGTCAATATAATTGTCTTGAACAGTAACTTTATTCGGCATAGGCGTAATTGAAGCAGGAAAACTCCCGCCTGTTGCAAATCCCATGATTTTTAGTTTTTAGTTTTTAGTTTTCATTTTTGATTTTATTTTCAACTTAGAAGTATCAACACCGTTTATTGCTCTTACTTTTAATCCATTTATAAATATATCACCAGGAGTAGTATTCCTAACTTCTTCATTTATGTTTTTAGATTTTGCAGTAACATCTTTAATTGCATCGGCTTTGCCTTGCTCATAAAAATGATTTGCAATAGTGTCAGCATTTCTAGCAGCATAAATTGCTTTGTGATAACCTTCATAATCTTTAACATTACCTTTATCGTCTAAGAACGTCTTAACGAAGTTTGTTAAATTTGATTGATTATCAGCTACAGTTTCAGGGTTTTGAACATTATAACTAAATCTTTTTTCTCCTAAATTAAACTCAAAACCTTTGAAATCTTTAGTAAAATAATTTTTAGTAGTGTTTTTAAACTCTTCGTGCTGCTTTTTAACGTTTTGTTGTTCCTTGTTGTATCTATTGAAGAACTCCATAGCTTTTTGTTGTTCCTGAGTAACGCCCGGTCTCAACTTGATCTCGTCGTAATATTTACTCTTGGTCTCTTCTAAAAAGTTTTTTGCTCTTGCAATCTCTTCTTTCTTCGCGAGTTTCTTTTTTCTTATATCGCGATCTTCATCTATATCTTCATCGTAATCAAATTTATCTTCCATAATAAATTCAATTTCGTCTGGATCTAAATGAGGTTTAGTTTGTTTATAATATTCTTTTAATAATGCTGTATCATCTATATTAGTATAATCAGCGTTTAACCTAACATAGTCATTTATGTCTCCACCAGTTTCTTTCATAAAGTTAACTAGTTTTTCTACATTTTCTGGTAACTCTAATTGAGGTTGAGGTTCTGGCTCTATAGTTTTTTCTTCTTCTTTAGCTTTAGGTTCTTCAGTAATTTCAGTAATAGTAGCTACTGGTTCTTCTTTTTTCTCTTCGGTAACTTCTTGTTTTTCGGTGTGTGCCTCTCCCACTTCTCCGCCATCTTTGGAAAGTTCGCGTACATCCACCTTCGTTGTGCTTGACTCTTGAACGGCATCTTCTTCTTTTTTAGTTAAATCAAGTTTAAATACTTGATCGTTTGGTCTTTTGAATGAAGGTTTTTTTATTTTCAAACCTTCTACTTTTTCTTCTGTTTTTGTTTCTGACATAATAAAATATAATAGTTAATAATTATAGTATACTACTAGGTGTACTATTTGGTAAAGATTCTCCTTGAGAAAAATCTATTGAAGGAAGATTAAGTTTTCTTTGATTTATCATTTCACTTTGTTGTGTTCCTTCTAATCTTGTTCTTTTATCTTTACGATCTTCAATCATTTGTTCTTTAGCTTGCTGAGAATTAACTTCCATTTCTTTTAATCTCATATCGTAAGTATATTTAAGCTCTAACAACTGTTGGTCAAGCTGCGCTTTCTGTTGCATCTGTTGTATTTCAAAATCGCTCTCTGCTCTAGCTAGTTGTATTTTTTGCTCAGTTATTACTTGTTGTTTTTGCGTTTCAGCTAATGCAGTTTGCTCTG